TTTTATGAAGACTGGTCATTTACCTGATCCAGTCTCTATGCCCCAGTATGTTGACTATGAGGGCATTTTTGATTTTCAGTCTGCGATGAACGTAGTTCGCGCTGCTGATGAGAATTTTATGCGTATGGACGCTAAAGTTCGTGCTCGTTTCAACAACTCTCCACAAGAGTTTTTGAACTTTTTCGCAGATCCTGCGAATACGGATGAGGCGGTTCGCCTTGGCCTGGCGGTTCCTGACGCCAAGCCAAAGGAGTTCACCTCACCCGTTGAAGCGGCTTAAAGCCGCTTTTGGTACAGTTCGCTACTTGATGTAACTGTACCTATTGACACCTTTTTTGTTTTCTGTTCTACTGGAGTTCACTATGAAACCTCTTACACGCCACAATGCTAACAAGCACTCTAGTGCTACAAGTTTTAAGCGCAACATCAAGACCACCAAGCTGATCAACATCACTGCTGGTCCTATGCGCGGCGGTATTCGTCTATAAGGCCTGCGTGTGCTCAACACTTTGGTCACACCCTCAACACGGTCCTATCAAGTGCGGCCAGTGCATAGAGTGTCGTTTAGCCTACTCGAGAGAGTGGGCTATTCGTATCACCCACGAGCAACAGATGCATCAGGTGTCTTGTATGCTGAACCTCACGTATAACGATGCTTGGCTTCCCGAACATGGTCAACTTTTTAAAGAGGACCTGCAGCGCTTTTTTAAGCGTTTGCGTAAGTCGGGTTTCAAGTTCCGTTACGTGGCTTCTGGCGAGTACGGCGATCAAACCAAACGTCCGCATTTTCATATTGCGTTGTTTGGAGTTGATTTTTCTGATGACCGTCGCCCTTTTGGCCGTGCTGTTGGTGGTGACCGTACCTTCACTTCTGATTCCGTTTTAAAGGCTTGGCCTTATGGAAATCATTTGATTGGCACGCTTAATTTTGAGTCTGCAGCATACATTGCCCGATATATCTTGAAAAAGATTAAGGGCTTGCAACAACCTGAGCCTTTGTATGTTGACGAAGTCACTGGCGAAATGGTGTTGCCTAATCCCGAGTTTATGCTTATGTCTAAAGGCATTGGTCGTTCTTGGTTTCGGGATTATTTCATGTCGGATGTATTTCCGCATGCTTCTGTCATTACCTCACAAGGTAGTAAAGCTCCTGTTCCCCGTTATTACAAATCACTATTGAAGGAGGTTGGGTCCGATTTAGCTCTGGACATGCAGTATCGTAGTTCGGCGAGAGCCGAGCTTGAAGTTGAGCGTATAGCGTCTGAGAATTTGCCTTCTAGGAAAATTTCTCGTTCTATTGTTTCTTCTTCTCGTTCTAATTTATCTAAACGTAATCTATAATTTATTAAGGTCATATCATGCATTTATTCGTTGTTTGTGTTAAAGATCGCGCTGCCGAAGTCTTTAACCGTCCTTTTTTTGTTCCCCATCGCAATGTTGCTATTCGCGATTTTACTGATGAAGTCAATCGGGTTGCTGCTGATAATCAGCTGAATAAGCACCCTGATGATTTCGATCTCTATTTGCTCGGTGAGTTTAACGATAATACCGGCGAATTTTCTATTTCTTCCCCCCAGGTCTTGGTTCGTGCCAAGGATGTTTTGCAGTCTGTCTGACCTTTGCACCCCTTCGGGGGTGCTTTTTTCTTTTTGGAGTTTTTTATGTTCCACAACAAATCGGTTGATGCTCACAATTTTGCAATGGTTCCCCGTGCTGACATCCCCCGTTCTCGATTCTCTATGCAGAAAACTCTTAAGACTACTTTTGACAGTGGTCTAATTGTTCCTATCATGTGCGAAGAGGTTCTACCTGGAGACACATTCAATGTTAATGTCACTATGTTCGGTAGGCTTGCTACCCCCATTTTTCCGGTTATGGATAATCTCCATTTGGATTCCTTCTTTTTCTTTGTTCCTAATCGTTTGGTTTGGACGAATTGGGTTAAGTTTATGGGGGAGCAGGATAACCCTGCCGATTCTATTTCTTACACTATCCCTCAACAAGTATCCCCAGCTGGTGGATACGCTATCGGGTCCTTACAGGACTACCTTGGTCTTCCGACAGTTGGTCAAGTCGGTTCTGGTAATACGGTTTCACATTCGGCGTTACCTACCCGTGCCTATAATTTAATTTACAATCAATGGTTCCGTGATGAAAACCTTCAGAATTCCCGTGTGGTTGACAAAGGCGATGGCCCTGATGCCTCCGCCTCTACTAACTACGCAATCCTTCGACGTGGCAAGCGTCATGATTATTTCACTGGCTCGCTGCCATGGCCGCAAAAGGGTGGTACAGCTGTAACTCTACCTTTGGGTACATCTGCTCCTGTTTATGGTACTGGTGTTTCTTTGGGTTTGACTAGTGGCTCTAATAGTCTTGGTCTTGCTGCTTCTACTGGTGGTGCTCTTTATTCTTATTCTGGTTCTTACAATGCCGCTACTGGCGGTGTGCCTTCTGGTGCTTTTACTGGTCCAGGTAATTTAGGTGTTGTTCAATCCGGTGTCTCTGGTCTTTATGCTGATTTGTCTCAGGCTACAGCTGCGACTATTAATCAGCTTCGTCAATCTTTTCAAATACAAAAGTTGCTTGAGCGTGATGCTCGAGGTGGAACTCGTTACACTGAGATTTTGCGCTCTCATTTTGGTGTTACTTCACCTGACGCTCGTTTGCAGCGTCCTGAATATTTGGGTGGTGGTTCAACCCCTATAAATATTTCTCCCATTGCTCAGACTTCTGGTACTTCTATTTCTGGTCAGGCTACTCCTCAAGGTAATTTGGCTGCTATGGGTACTTACATGGCCAAGGGCCATGGTTTTACACAATCATTCGTGGAACACGGTTATGTGATTGGTGTTGTTTCTGTTCGCGCTGATCTTACTTATCAGCAAGGTCTTCGTCGACATTGGTCGCGTTCTACTCGTTACGATTATTATTTTCCTGTGTTTGCCATGCTTGGCGAACAAGCTGTTTTGAACAAGGAAATTTATGTAACTGGTGGTTCTTCTGATGATTCAGTTTTTGGATATCAGGAGCGTTGGGCTGAGTATCGCTACAATCCTTCTGAGATCACTGGTCTTTTCCGTTCTACTGCTGCGGGTACTATCGACCCGTGGCACTATGCACAGAAGTTTACTTCTTTGCCTACTCTTAATTCTACTTTTATCCAAGATACGCCTCCTTTGGCTCGTAACTTGGCTGTTGGTTCTGGTGCTAATGGACAGCAGCTACTTCTTGATGCTTTTTTTGATATTAATGCTGCCCGTCCTTTGCCTATGTATTCTGTTCCTGGTCTTATCGATCATTTTTAAGCTCGTGCGGTTTACACCGCATGAGCCGAAAGGTTTATTATGTTCGATTGGCTTACTACTCCTATTGCTTCGGTGGCTTCTGGTGTCGCTGGATTTCTTGGTCAACAAGAAACCAACGCCCAGAATCGCCAGCTCGCTGCTGAAAATACAGCATTTCAGGAGCGTATGAGCAACACTGCTTATCAACGTCAAGTCAAAGATCTTGAGGCTTCTGGTCTTAATCCTATGCTTGCTTACGTTAAAGGTGGTGGTGCTTCTACTCCTTCTGGTACTGTTATGCCCATGCAGAATGCTGTTTCTTCCGGTCTGTCTTCTGCTGAGTCTTTTTCCCGTTCTGCTTTGACCCAAAAGCAGATTCCTAAAACTCTTGCTGAGACCGAAAAAATTGGTGCTGATACCGTTGTTTCTCGTGCTCAGCGTTTTCTTGTTGAAGCTCAGACTCATCTTGCTGGTGTTTCTGCCGATGAGAAGCGTTCTAATATGAACGTTCTTGAGGCTCGTGCTAAGCAGATTATTGAGGAAATTAAGAATATTCCTCTTGAGGGTAATCGTCTTATTGCACTTGCTGAGCAGCTTTATGCTTCTGAAGCTCTTATTCGTAAACAAACATTGACTGAGGAGCAGCGTCGCGGCCAAGTATCTTGGCTCGCTGTTAAAGCGATGCTTGAAGGTGATTTGTTGTCTTTGGACAAAGCTGCTATTACTCAAGCTGATAATTTTGGTAAAGAGTTTGGTCAGTTTAAGCCTATGATTGATTCGCTCATTTCTATTATTCGTATGTTAAAACGTTAAGGAGTATTTTATGAAGTTTATTTCTGCTTATGATAATCACGATGCCCGTTCTACTGAGACAGGGCTTAAGTGTTTGGATTCGTCTTTGACTCAACAGCAGTTTAAAGAGGAATCTGATATCAACACTATTGTTGATCGTTTTATGAAGACTGGTTATTTACCTGAACCAGCTTCAATGCCTCAGTATGTTGATTACGAGGGTGTTTTTGATTTTCAGTCTGCTATGAATGTTGTTCGTCAAGCTGACGAGAATTTTATGCGTATGGACGCTAAGGTCCGTGCTCGTTTTCACAATTCTCCTCAGGAATTTTTGGAGTTTTTTGCTAATCCTGACAATTCGGATGAGGCGGTTCGCCTTGGTCTTGCGGTTCCGCATGCTAAGGAGAGTCCTCCCGTTGTCGCTGCCGCTCCTGCGGCTGCTGCAGCGTAAAGCTGCTTCTGGCACAGTTCGCTACTTGATGTAACTGTGCCTATTGACACCTTTTTGTTTTCTGTTCTAATGGAGTTCATCATGAAACCTTTACATCGTCACAATGCAAACAAGCACCAGAGTGCTGCTAGCTTCAAGCGCAACGTTAAGACCACCAAGTTGATTAACATCACTGCTGGTCCTATGCGTGGCGGTATCCGTCTATAAGGCCTAGGTGTGCTCAACCCTTTGGTCACACCCTCAACACGGCCCTATAAAGTGCGGACAGTGTATAGAGTGTCGTTTGGCTTATTCGAGAGAATGGGCCATTCGTATCACTCACGAGCAACAGATGCACCAGGTGTCTTGTATGCTGAACCTCACGTATAACGACGATTGGCTTCCCGAGCATGGTCAACTTTTCAAAGAGGACCTGCAGCGCTTTTTTAAGCGTTTGCGTAAGGCGGGTTTCAAGTTTCGTTATGTGGCTTCTGGTGAGTACGGCGATCAGACTAAACGTCCGCATTTTCATATTGCGCTGTTTGGAGTTGATTTTTCTCTTGATCGTAGCCCTTTTGGCCGTGCTGTTGGTGGTGACCGTACCTACACATCTGCTTCCGTTTCTAAGTCTTGGATTTATGGGAATCATTTGATTGGTACGCTTAATTTTGAGTCTGCAGCATACATTGCCCGATATATCTTGAAAAAGATTAAGGGCTTGCAACAACCAGAGCCGTTGTATGTTGACGCAGTTACTGGCGAAATGGTGTTGCCTAATCCCGAGTTTATGTTGATGTCTAAAGGCATTGGCCGTTCTTGGTTTCGGGATTTTTTCATGTCGGATATTTTTCCGCATGCTTCTGTCATTACTTCTCAAGGTAGTAAAGCTCCTGTTCCACGTTATTACAAAACTTTGTTAAAGGAGGTTGGGTCCGATTTAGCTTTGGACATGCAGTATCGTTCTTCGGCGCGAGCCGAGTTGGAAGTTGAGCGTATAGCGTCTGAGAATTTGCCTTCTAGGAAAATTTCTCGTTCTCTTGTTTCTACTTCTCGTTCTAATTTATCTAAACGTAATTTATAATTTTTAAGGTCATATCATGCATTTATATGTTGTTTGTGTTAAAGATCGCGCTGCTGAAGTCTTTAACCGTCCTTTTTTTGTTCCTCATCGTAATGTAGCCATTCGTGATTTTACTGATGAAGTCAATCGTGCTGCTGCTGATAATCAGCTGAATAAGCACCCTGATGACTTTGATCTTTATTTGCTCGGTGAGTTTAACGATAATACCGGCGAATTTTCTATTTCTACCCCTCAGGTCTTGGTTCGTGCCAAGGATGTTTTGCAGTCTGTCTGACCCTTGCACCCCTTCGGGGGTGCTTTTTTCTTTTTGGAGTTTTTTATGTTCCACAATAAATCGGTTGATGCTCATAATTTTGCAATGGTCCCCCGTGCTGACATCCCCCGTTCTCGATTCGCTATGCAGAAAACTCTTAAGACTACTTTCGACAGTGGTTTAATTGTTCCTATCATGTGCGAGGAAGTTCTTCCCGGAGACACATTTAATGTTAATGTCACCATGTTCGGTAGGCTTGCTACCCCCATTTTTCCGGTTATGGATAATCTCCATTTGGATTCCTTCTTTTTCTTTGTTCCTAATCGTTTGGTTTGGACGAATTGGGTTAAGTTTATGGGGGAGCAGGATAACCCTGCCGATTCTATTTCTTACACTATCCCTCAACAAGTATCCCCAGCTGGTGGATACGCTATCGGGTCCTTACAGGACTACCTTGGT